GCCTCGCACCGGTGCCTCGGCGCACGGCATGGCCATCGGTGATACAGTAGTTCCGACCGCCGTGATCCATGCCGCCTACCATGCCGCATGGGCAGAGGCGCAGAGCCCCGGTTCGCTGTCGGTCACAGGATCGGCCGCAACTGCCGTGAAGCGTGAGAAGGTCGAGGGCGCTGTTGAGGTCGAGTACCAGGCGCAGAGCGGCCCTGTGACGGCCGAAAGCCTGTCTCCGGTCCTCACCGTCGTCGATGGACTGTTGCATCCCTTCCTGAAGCCCGCTGGCGGTCTGCCTGCCATTCTGGTTGTCTGATCATGGCGGGCTTTGACTATGGCCGTATGCAGGCCACGGCCGACCGGCTGCTGACCCGGTTCAATCAGGGCAGCGTCGTGCTTCGGCGTGTGGTCTACGGCGAGCCCGATCCGGCCACGCCTTGGCAGCCGGGTGAGCCGTCTGAGACGGAGCATGTCCTTTCCGCCACCGTCGCTGCGGTCACCGTCGACCAAGCCAACGCCAAGTACATCGACGGCACCGTCATCACGACCGCCGATCTGGTCGTGTCCTGCTCAGTTCCGCCAGTCACACCGCAGATGACCGACACCCTGCTGATCGACGGCGAGGTGCGGCAGATGAAGAAGATCGTTCAGGTGCCGGCCGCAGGTGTGCCGGTCGCCTTCAAGCTATTCGTGGCGGGGTGACATGGCTCGGCCATCTGAACTGCGGCGCAAGATCGACGCGCTGCTCCAGGAGCATGCCCCGCTCATTCAGGCCGCGTTCCTCGCCAGCATCGCGGATATCCGCTCGCAGGTGACGCTTAAACTGCTCGTGGAGCGGCTGGAGAAGGGTGACGTTGCCGGAGCGATCGAGGCGCTGAACCTGGAGCGTGCCGCCTTCGGCCGCGTCGAGGATGCCATCGCCCGCGCCTACAATGCCGGCGGCACGGCAATGACCGGGAACATGCCGACGCTGCGGGACAGGGCAGGGGCACGGGTGGTGGTCCGGTTCGACTCCCGCAACCTGCGCGCCGAGGAATGGCTGCGCGGCCATAGCGCGCAACTGGTGACCGGCATCATCGAGGATCAGCGCAGCAGCATCCGCGCCGCGCTCGAGGCGGGCCTAGCGCAGGGGCAGAACCCGCGTACCACTGGCCTCGACGTCGTGGGCCGTGTGAACCGGGCCACAGGGAAGCGCGAGGGCGGCCTTATTGGACTGACGGGGCCACAGGCCGACTATGTGGCCTCTGCGCGCTCAGAGCTTACTTCTGGGGACTACAGGGCATATCTGGCCCGCACCCGCCGCGACAAGCGGTTCGACCGCACGATCATAAAGGCCATGAACGACGGCAGGGCGCTCGATCGGGCGACCATTGACCAGATCGTGGGGCGCTACTCCGACCGGCTGCTTGCCCTGCGCGGCGAGATGCTGGCGAGGACCGAGGCGCTGACCAGTCTCCATGCCGGCAAGTACGAGGGGTTCCGGCAGGGGCTGGAGAAGACGAACTACCCCGCCGAAGCCGTCACCCGGGTCTGGCGCTCGGCGGGCGACAACCGGGTTCGGCACGCCCATGCCGGGATGAACGGCCAGGTCGTGCAGGGACTCGACACGCCGTTCGTCTCGCCCTCGGGCGCCATGCTCCGCTATCCCGGCGACACAAGCATGGGTGCGGGGGCCGACGAGGTGGCGGGCTGCCGCTGCGACGACGATCTGAGAATCGACTTCTCGTGGGGAGTGACCTGATGGCAAGAGTTGTTGCGAGCCTGACCTTCCGCCTGCCCTGGTGGGCCAAGCCGTACCTTTTTGGATGCCGCATCTGGTGCGCCGTGGGCTTGCCGCTCGATGTTGAGCGTGCCGCCCAACGCATCATTGAGCATTCGGTGCTCCGGGTGAACTGATGGCAGGCACATTCGCTGCGGACGTCGGCAAGTGGGCGCGCAAGAGCGAAGCCCGCATGACCGCCGTGTTCCGTGAGTCCGCACAGAAGGTAGCCGAGGAAGTGAAACGGCCCCGCTCCGAAGGCGGCCACATGCGAGTGGATACCGGCTTCCTACGCTCATCGCTGATGGCCTCGACGAGCCAGATGCCGAGTATCAACCCGGCGGCACGGCCCGCAGAGGATGCAGCGCCCAACAGCTACCCAGAGAACGCCAATGTCACGCTGGTCATTGCCGGCGCCGACATCGGGCAGACGATCTACCTGGGGTTCACGGCCTCATACGCGAGGCACCGGGAGTATCAGGACGGGTTCGTCCGGCTCAGCGCGCAACGGTGGAAGCAGATCGTCGAGCAGTCCGCTCGGGAGATCAGGACACGTGTGGAAGCTCGGGCTCGGTAGAGCCGTCGCCTTCCTTCAGGATGATCAGCGCCCGCTGGAGAATCTCCATCTGCCGTATGGCGGTGGAGAGGATGGCCTGTCCGTCGGCTGTCGCCACGGTGCGATGGCTGAAGCTCAGGAGAGCATCATGCAACAGGTCATAGACCTGATCGTCGCTCAGGGGCGGATCATCGGGCATATGGGAGTTCTAGCGCATGGCCGCAGTTGAAGCCAGCATCCAGTCGGCGCTGTTCGCCCGGGCAGCGTCTCTGGTGCTGAGCCCGGCGCATCCCGTCGCCTGGCCCAACGTGAACTTCACGCCGCCGGCCAACCGCCGCTACCTCCGCTTCACGCACATGCCGAACACCACGGAGCGGACCTACATCGGCTCCCGCGAGCCGCACCTGCACCAGGGTATCCTGCAGATCATGGTGGTGGCGCCGCTCAACTCGGGCGAGGCAGGGCCACGGGCAATTGCCGCGGCGGTGGCCGACCACTTCCCGACGGACCTTCGCCTCACGAGTGGCGGCGTGACGGTGCGGATCACGAAGCGCCCCGACATCGCGGCGGCTCTTGCCACAGACACTGAACTGCAGATCCCGGTGAGCATCCGCTACGAGTGTTACGCCTAAACCATTCCGGATTTCCGGTTGACCCCCGCCCGCCCTCACACGGCGGGCTTTTTCATGGAGACCATCATGTCCCAGTCCTTCCCGGTCGCTGGCCGGAAAATCTACATGCACGATACGGTGCTGGTGCCGCCGACCTCGGGCCTGCTCGATGCTGCGGACTTTCCCGCGCTGACCGACGACGGCTGGATCGAGATCGGCAAGTGGCAGTCGATGGGTTCGCTCGGTGGTGACCAGGCCACGATCACCACGCCTTACATCAACGAGGACTACGACGATGTGCAGATGGGGACCAAGAACCCCGGCGTCATGTCCAACACGTTTGGGGTGATCCCCAGCGATCCCGGTCAGATCGCTCTGTTCGCCGCAGCCGGGGACAAGAAGCTGCGCGCATTCCTGATCGAGTTCCCGGACGCACCAACCGGTGCCTCCCCCCACGGCAGCATCCGGCTGTTCGCGGCCTATGTGAAGGAGCCGGCGGAGCAGGGCGGGGAGGCCAATACCATGGGCCTGATGACCGTCGACCTGGTAAAGTACAAGAACACCGTCCGCGTGCCGGCGGCTGCTACTGGCGGGCCTGTTGCGGCTGGATCGGGGACTTGATCGCATGGATATCCAGAGCCTCAAGCGAAACAGCGCTGCGATCGCCGCCGGTCAGTGGGTCGGGGACATTCCCGGCCTCGGTGACGTCCGCCTCCGTGTCCGCGGCCTGTCCAGCCCCATCGTGGTGCAGACGCGCAATCGTCTCGAGCGCAAGGTGCCCCGCGACCAGCGAGAGCGTGACGGCTCCCTGAAGGCTGATGTCGCGCTCGCAGTCTTCGGCCAGGTGCTGCACGATGTCGTGCTGCTGGACTGGGATGGCCTGACCGATGCGGGCGAGCCCGTGCCCTATGACAAGGGCCTCGCCGAGCAGTGGCTGACCGATCCCGACTTCGCGTTCTTCGCCGACGCCGTGGTCTATGCGGCGCAGATCGTGGACAAGGGCAGGGTGGAGGATGCCGAGGCCCTCAAGGGAAACTCCAAAGCGCCGTCCGCTGGCAAGTAGCGCACGGCGCATCCTACCGGGCATGGGTGGACGGCGAGGCCGACGAGCCGCCACCCGAATGGCCTCCTGACCCATTGCCTGGCACCGATGAATACCTGCGGGCGTTCACGGAGTTGTCTGGCGACCGCATAAGTTCGGCCACGCCTTACAGCGCAATCGACCGGTGGGCGCAGCGGAACGGTGTCACAGACCCCGACGAGTTCGCCCTGCTGGTCGAGATGATATCGGCCATGGATATGGCCCTATCGGGCACCGAAGGGCAGGGGAGCACCGCAAGTCGCCCTCTCTCGCCAGAGTTGTTCGATGCCGTGTTCGGCTAACGAGCGGCCCTCTTAGGGCCAAAACCGAACAGAGTTCTCTCCGAACGTTCGAACCTGCGCCTTTCGGCCTCGGCGATCTCAGCCTCTCGCTGGGCGGCAAGCTGAGGGTCAAGAAGCTCGAGGTAGCGAAGGTGGCGGCTGTTCTTCGCGATCACTCCGAGGCGTTCGAGTATCTGGCCGACTGCAAAGAAACCCATGGCCGCCACGACCGCGCTGAAAGCATAAATCGTGGAGAAGCCCGTGGCGGCCGGGCTGCCGGCTGATGCACCACTGGTGAACGCCATGCCAGCCGCGAGCAGGCAGAGAACCCCGAAGACATAGAAAATGTAGGACATGCGCTCCCCCGAATAGGTGGACGCTATCGCACGTCTAGAGAGGCCGCAACAACATGGACATTGCCGAACTTGGCCTTGTGATCCGATCCGATGGCGTGGTTGTGGCCAAGAACCGCCTCCGCGACTTCGAGAACCAGGCAGGGCTGACCGAGAAGCGCGCCGCCGCTATGGGCGCTGTGGTCGGCAAGGCACTTGGTGTAATCGGCGCAGCGCTGAGCGTCCGCGAGATCGTGAACTACGCTGATGCGTGGTCCGACATGCAGTCGCGTGTCGGCGCCGCCATCAAGGACATGGAAGCCGCGCCGCAGATGATGCAGCGCATGGTCGATCTCGCCAACGCGTCCTACTCCCCGCTGAACCAGACCGTTGAGACGTTCGCCCGGAATGTCGGTGTGCTCCGCGATCTCGGCTACTCCGCCAATGAAGCGGCCGACTTCACGGAGGGGCTCAACCATGCCCTGGTGGTCACCGCCACGCGCGGAGAGCGCGCCGCTTCTGTCCAGAATGCTCTGGCGAAGGCCATGGCAGTGGGCAAGCTTCAGGCCGATGGCCTTGAGACCGTGCTGGCGAACGGCGGTCGTGTCGCCGAGGCGCTGGCTGCGGAACTCGATACGACCGTCTCTGGCCTTCGCGCCATGTCCTCCGCGGGGCGGATCACGGGGGACGTGATTGCCCGCGCACTCACTGGCCGCCTGCAGGAGCTTCGTGACGAGGCCGCAGAGATGCCAGCTACGATCGCGGACGCATTCACTCGCGTTCAGACCAACCTTACGGCCCTGATCGGCACTATGGACAAGACCACAGGGGCATCTGCGGCGGTGGCCGGTGGCATAATGGCGTTGGCCGACAACATGGACATGCTGGTGCCGATTGCGGGTGGCGTAGCGACCGTGCTTACGGTTGCAATGATCCCCGCCATCACGTCGGCGACGGCCTCCTTCGGCGCTCTTACGTTGGCAATGCTGGCGAACCCGTTCGTTCAGGTCGCGCTGGTTGCAGGTACCTTGGCCGGGGCACTCATCTACCTGCATCAGCAGCAGGGTCTTGCAGCCCAGGCTGCCCAGACCCACGCCGAGGCGCTGACCACCAATGCCAATGCCATCGAAACGGCCAAGACCTCGTCGCAGGGCTTCCGGGACGGCCTGCGCAGCCAGATCGAGCTGCAGGTTGCGGCAGCACGCGCCGCTCTTGATGAGGCAGGCGCGCAGTACAAGGCCGCTGAGGTGAAGGCCCGCGCAGCGAACATGTTCAATGCCATCATGAGCGCAGGATCCATGATCCTTGGGGGTGAGGGCGAGAACCGGAACTACGGAGCCGGTGTCATGGGCAATGCCTTGGAGGAGATCAACACTGCCTATGGGCGCCTGCAGGAACTCGAGGGCCAATTGGCGATGCTGGGTGAGGTAGAGACCACCTACAAGCCGATCGAGCATACTGTCGCTGGCCTAAACAGCATCGGTGAGGCGGCCACCGCCGCCACCGGGAACATCAAGAGTATCGCCGACAACGGCTTCGCACACGTGGAGCAGCGAACCAACTGGTTTGCACAAGCGGCTACGAACGCATTCTCCAACATGGGCACTGGTCTTATCAACGCCTTCAAGCAGGGCGGCGATGTCGGCATGAACGTGCTCAACATGCTGCTCGACAAGGTAGGTCAGCTTGGCGAGAACCTCCTGAACCAAGGCCTCAATGGGCTGTTCAGCGGGCTCATGGGCGGGCTATTCGGGGGCCATAGCCTCGGCGGCGGCTGGGGTGTTGCTGGTGGCTTCGCTGGCTTCCCCGGCATCTTCGGAATCCCCGGCATGGCCGATGGCGGCACGGTGGCGCGCTCCGGTCTGTCATGGGTGGGGGAGCGCGGGCCCGAACTGCTCCGGCTTCCTGCGGGCGCGCAGGTGATCCCCAATGGCCCCTCGATGGCCATGGCGGCGAACGATAGCGGCGGTGACCTCGTGATCCACAATCACATCAGCGTCCCGGCCGGCACCAGCCCCGACATGGCCCCGGCGCTGGCCCGCGAGATCACCAAGGAACTGCGCCGGCAACTTCCCGACGCGCTGGAACGCCACAACCGCAACCCGCTCAGGAGGGCAGGCTGATGGCTCTGAAGTTCACAACAGGGCGGCCCAATATGGGTCGCCCATTTCATGAGGAGAAAGCGATGGACTGCAACTTGGATGCTATAGGTCCAGACGTCTCAGCGTTCCTTGATCGTCAGTTTGCTGGCGGCCGACGCGAGCATATCAATGCGCTCGTTGAGCAGCTGAGAGAACCTTTCAGCGTCCTGGGAGGGGAGACTGGACGGAATGGGGAGCTTTCTAACAGCGTCAAAGAAGCCGCTGCTCAACATTCCCTTCGCCGCTAGATCGACCACTGCATAAGTTAGTACCGCCCGTTCAACGCCGACGCGTAACTCCAAGTCCCCAAGGTGCCGAGCCAGTTCGGCGCAGATTTCCGCAGTGGTTTTGTTGCTCATGTTTCCTCCCAAGGTCTTTGCCTTGAAGAGAAGCAGATGGCCAACCCTCCGTCACCCCTGAACAAACGAGGATTCGATGAACCGTCGAACCGCAATACGCGCCCTGCTGGTCGGGGCGCCTGCTGCTGCCATGGGAATGGTGGCGGCGCCGACCATGGCTGGCCCCAACCCTCCGTCATGCGAGGCGGGATTTGAGCCGATGATCGACATCACAGTTGGTCGCATCGACTACAGCCAGGGGGCCATAGCTCGCGCCATCGGCGAAGAGGTTCGCCGTCAGGTCCCTGCGCTCGTAGACCGGCACAACCGCAACCCGCTCAGGAGGGCAGGCTAATGACGGCCACAACTCTCCCCATGATCCAGTTTGATCGCAAGACCGTCATTTGGGTCGCTTGCCATCAGGACCAGAGCGGCGAGCCGCTAATCTGCGTCGATATTGATGGCCAGATCGTCCCAGTTGCCACTGTCGCAGGGTTGGCGGCTATGATCGACCGATCCGGCGCACTGCAGTCGTCCAAAGGCATGCGCGAGATTATCGACGCCAAACGCAACCTCTCGCGACTTGCCTAAGCCATGGCGCTCCCCACCACCCTTCCGGCCGACCGGTTCGCCGACCTGTTCCATGTGCAGGACTGGCAGTTCGTCCAGGG